GTCAGCGCAAGCACCTCTGTTTCGTTCCTGATTGATGCCAACGCAACGGCAACAACAAACGTCTTTAATCCTGGTAAGACTTACGTATACCCAGGATATTTTTACAGTAATTGCGGCTTCCGAGTTGGTGCAAATTGCATCACTGCATCCGCAACTACCACCCCACTTTGCACAACGACATATGCTCATGGTTTAAATGTAGGCGACTACGTTTACATGGTTGGCTTCACTTCAGATTTAAATGTGAATGGTGCATGGATTGTTGCTACAACCCCTACTGCAAGCACTTTTACTTTTACAACTGCATCAGCAGTCACCAGCCCACTAAATAGCGCTGGGCAGGTAAACGTCTATACGCGTCCTGCTGGATGGGTTGAGTCTCGCCCCTACGACGGCGGCGTGGCTTTCTCAGCTGGCGGTACTATCACCAACCAGCAAATCATTCGACAGACTCGTCGTTATTTCCGTTACCAGTCTGGTAAAGGTATACAGTTTTCTACAGGCTCTGCTCTTCAACCTACACTATTTCAACCTGTGTTGACTGCTGCAGGTCGCACGGTCACTGTCACGACTTCTTCCCCGCACAACCTTGCAATAGGTACAACTGTTCAAGTGTCTGGAGCAACACCATCACAGTATAACGGCACATTTGTTATTCAAAGCGGCGGATTTAGCAAAACTACGTTTACGTACACCACAACAGTCATTAACACTCCCCCCTCTACACCTGCAACAGGTAACTCTATTCGAGTTAACCCAACTCTTTGGTACGGGGCTCAAAACTCAATAGGTATCTTTGATCAGCAGAACGGAGTTTTCTTTCAGTTCGACGGTCAACAACTGTACGCAGTTGTTCGCTCATCAACTATTCAAACCTCAGGTTACTGTCAAGTTACGCAAGGCAACGCTACAGTCACGGGTGTAGGCACCAACTTTACAACAGCGCTTACTCCTGGTCAGTTCTGCGTTATTCGCGGTCAATCATATCGGGTTATCGCTATTGCAAGCGACACGTCATTAACCATATCGCCTGAGTATCGCGGCACATCGTATGACTCGACTGCCTCGCCTAATGGTGGTTACATTATGTCTACAACGATAGATACTAAGTATCCACGCTCAAGCTGGTTTGATCCTTTGGACGGAACAGGTCCATCTGGTTACACGCTTGATTTGTCGCGCATGCAGATGTTCTATATTGACTACAGTTGGTATGGTGCTGGTTCAATACGCTGGGGTATGCGCGGAAAAGATGGCGCGGTAATTTATTGTCATCAAGTCCAAAACAATAACGTTCAGTATGAGGCATTTATGCGCTCTGGTAACTTGCCAGCGCATTATGAGTCTTCAGGTATGACTCCAACAACATATTTGACCTCTTCAAACGGAACGGCTGACACTACAATTCCTGTAGCTGATACATCTTTATTTAATACAAGTGGGACAGCAAAGATTACAGGAAGCGGTTCGGGTGGAATCGTTGAATACGTGACCTACACAGGAAAAACAGCAACCACGCTGACTGGATGCACCCGTGGTGCAACTGGTGGTGCGGCAGCTACTGCGTTTACAGTAACAACCCCACAAACGGCTTTTGTCACTGTTGAATACGCAACTCAAGACTCTGTGCCTTCAATTTCTCATTGGGGCTCATCAGTTATCATGGACGGCCAGTTCAACGACGATAAATCGTTGATTTTTAACTACGGTATGACTACGCCTTTGGCAGTTACAGTGGCGGGTTCATACGCATTGATGGCGATTCGTATCGCTCCATCAGTGGACAATGGCACCATAGGTACGTTGGGTTTGAAAGAGAACATCAACCGTATGCAGTTGCAACTCGATTCAGTATCAATCATTGCATCCACCTCGCAAGTGTTGATCAACTTGATTTTGAATGGCCGTCTTGCAGCAGCGTTTTCGGGAACAGGTTCGCAAGCAACATTTATCTCACCTCAACAACTTGCTAATGGGTTTACCTCATCTTTGGCACAAATCGCAGTGAACGGAGCGACTGGAACTACGGCAACTATCACGGGCGGCGAATCATTAGCTGCGGCTTACGTTCCTATCGGTATCAACACTTTGGATTTGTCTAACGTGCGTGACTTGGGTAACTCTATCTTAGGTGGCGGCGTCAATAACACTGTACCCACTACACAAGCAGGTTTGTACCCTGATGGTCCTGATGTTTTGTACGTAGTTGCAACTACAACTGGTGCAGCAAATATTCAAGCTCGTTTGTCTTGGAAAGAGGCTCAAGCATGATGGACTTTAACTCTTTATGGTCCCTTACTTTATCCGTCGTGGTGGGAGGCTTTGGGTTTTTCATTCGTGAGAAGCTTGAAGCTGTAAAACTAGCCTCCGATGATGTAAGGCGGCTTGAGCGGCTATTGAACATCACACGTGAAGAGTTGGCTAAAGAGTATGCAACCAACGCAGAAGTGCAGAGGATTACAGACTACATAGACCAGCGCTTCAACCGTCTTGAGGCTAAAATTGATCAACTGATACAAGCGGGGAAATGATGCCAAGTAAATCTGCAGCACAACATAAGTTGATGGAAGCCGTAGCGCATAATCCTGGGTTTGCCAAAAAAGTCGGTATCCCTCAAAAAGTTGGCAAAGATTTTGCTAAGGCTGATGAAGGCAAAAAATTTAAAGAAGGCGGGTTATATGCAAATATCCATGCAAAACGTAAAAGAATCGCTGAAGGGTCTGGCGAAAAAATGCGTAGTCCTGGCAGCGAAGGTGCTCCAACGGCTAAAGACTTTCGTGACTCGGCAAAAACCGCAAAGCTGAAAAAGGGCGGCGAGGTAAGTTTGAGCATAAAGCGAGGCGAAGCTCTGCCTGCTTCTCAAGGCGCTGGACTTACTGAGAAGGGTAGAAAGAAGTACAACGCAGCTACAGGCTCAAACTTGAAAGCTCCACAGCCTGAAGGCGGTCCAAGACGTGATTCGTTTTGTGCTAGAATGGGTCCCGTAGCTGAAAAGAGTGAAAAGGGTAGCCGAGCACGAGCTTCGATGCAGCGGTGGAATTGTCCTGGTTGGTAAGGAAAAAGAATGGCTACTTACTCTGGAACTTCAGGTCAAACTGTAATCAACGTTCAGACGCTGATCGATCACGGCGCTCGTCGGTGCGGTAAACTTGCTGAAGAGTTGACCTCAGAACAAGTGCTGTCGGCTAGAGAGTCATTGTTCTTTTTACTATCCAACCTAGGCAACATCGGTATCAACTACTGGGCTATCAACAAGACCGTCATCGGTTTGAACCCTGATCAGTATATCTACACGCTGCCTGACGGTTCAATTGACGTTTTGAACGCTTTGTACAGAACAATGACTCGCCCTACGGGTACGTACTACTCATCAGGGGGCGGGGTTGCAGCTAATGCGTTTGATAATGACACGTCTACTTACTGCCAACAGTCCACTGCGAACGGGTACATTTCTATTGATTACGGAACTGGACAAACCAATTATGTCGGCTCTATTGGAGTGATGCCTTACATTGCGGGTGGCGGGTCTAGCACATGGACTTTTTCGTTTGAATACAGTACTGACAACGTAACTTGGAGCACCTTAAATAACGTAGGTACTGTGACTGTAACTGATAAACAGTGGATATGGACGGATATTGATCCTGGACAGAACGTACAGTACTATCGCATCAAAGCTTCGGGCGGTACCACGCTGGCGCTACGTGAGTTGTACTTTGGCACTAGTAGCAACGAGATTCCAATGGCGCGTCTTAATAGAGACGACTATACGAACTTGCCCAACAAGAACTTCTTGGCTAACAATCCGTATCAGTTTTGGTTCAACCGAACTGTACCCAACCCAAAATTGTACTTGTGGCCTACGCCCTCAGACGCGTTTGTGCAAGCTACAGTCTGGTACTCTAGGCAGATTATGGACGTTGGGGCGTTGACAGATGAGCTAGAAGTTCCACAGCGGTGGTACGAGGCGGTAGTTATGATGTTATCGCATCGTATGTCCTTGGAACTTCCTGGCGTACCTCTAGGTCGTGTAACGTACTTGGAAAACCAAGCCGAAAAGTATTTGTTCATCGCCGAACAAGAAGAACGAGACAAGTCTCCTATGTATTTTGCACCTAACATCTCAGTATACACAGGATGATAGATGCCACGATATCTTGATACAAAAGGAAATGCGTCACTAGCAATCGCAATCTGCGACAGGTGCCGCATGAAGCGTGCTTACTCGACAATGAGTAAGGACACAAACTTTCCAGGGCTGTTTGTTTGCGCTGAGGGTTGTAAAGATGACAGAGACCCTTACCGCTTACCCGCTAGACAGACAGAAAAAATAGCTTTAAAAACGCCTCGTCCAGACGCGGATTTGACGCAAGATATCCCCACGTCGCCTGAGTACGAAGGCAAATACGGACCGACTTAAAGGACAACGATGGCACAAGCAGGTTACACCCCCATTAGACTGTATTATTCTTCAACCACCACTAACGTACCGTTGGCGGCTAACTTGGCTGCGGGTGAGTTGGCGATTAATACGTTTGATGGTAAGTTGTTTTACAAAGACTCAAGCGGCGTAGTTCAGGTCTTAGCAACTAAGAACGGTGTAAACTCGACTTCAGACACGCAAGTTTTGTACAACAGCTCGGGAGCGGTGGCGGGTAGCGCAAATCTGACTTTTAACGGTACAAAGCTGACAATGTCGCAAGGGGGCGTGTCTAACTACACAGACTATACAAGCGTATCGCAACCCTCATATGCGCAAGGGCGCGTCTGGTATGATACGACGAAAAAAGCTCTGACTTACTTTAATGATGTATCATCTGCAGTTGTCCATATAGGACAAGACCTACTGATTAAAGTCATCAACAATACGGGCTCAACCATCGCCAATGGAGCAGCAGTTTACATCACCTCAGGGTCTAGCGGTTTTACGTATCCAAACGTAGCTCTTGCAAGAGCGGACGTAGCAAGTACGGCGGTAGTTTTAGGGCTGGTCAATGGTGCAATCACTAACGGATCTGTAGGCTACGTGTCAGCTCAAGGCACTATTGATAACGTAAACACTAGCTCATACACCGTAGGTCAAGTGCTGTACCTCAGCCCTTACAGCGCGGGTCAGTTGATGAACACGATACCCCCTACAGGTATCACCGTTCAAGTTGGTGTGGTAACGTACGTAGACAGCTCCGTAGGTACAATCTACGTTAAACAAACTACCCCGCTTAACGTGCCCGCGTCCATCATCAGCGGAACTCTAGCTGCGGCTAACGGCGGCACTGGACAAAGCTCTTACACCGTAGGTGACATCCTAGCAGCCTCAACTACAACCGCGCTGTCTAAAGTTTCTCCAGGCACAGCGGGGCAGTTACTAACTTCGGCAGGACCTTCAACTTTACCAACATGGAGTGCGCTGACTTCGGTGGCGTTGACTACGGGAACAATAAGCACTGCGCCTACTAACGGTACTGATATTGTAAATAAAACCTACGCGGACTCTATCGCTTCTGGTATCAACTATCACCCCTCGTGTAACTACGCAACTACAGCAGCGTTGCCTGCCAACACGTACAACAACGGCACCAGCGGTGTAGGCGCAACTCTTACAGCCAATGCAAATGGAACATTGACGATTGACGGGTATACGTTTGTATCAGGTGATGTAGGCAAGAGGATTCTGGTTAAAAATGAGTCCACTCAAGCCA